TACACGACGCTCTTCCGATCTAGTATACCACTTTTTATGTAAAAAAGCGGGTTCCCCCGCTTAATACAGTCACTGCCACTTTATCTTTCCATATAATTTCTTTTCTTTTTTTATTCGTTCTTGTTTGTCGGTGATTTCACCTAAAGCACAATAAAAATAACCAGAACTAGGATTGGTTGGATATTTGAATTTACCCCACCATAATTTTTTCTTAGTGTCTTTGTATAATTGAACAATATCTACCCAATCGTCTTTTCCGTACAACCAAGAACCTTTTTCTACAATTTCGCCGTTGGGTTTTTTTCTAACTTTAATTGTTGTGTTCGGATAAAATCTACCTTTCCAATCCCATGTTTTTTTTACACTTTTAACTTTACCTGCACTTGTACCTCCAATTGGCTTGCCGTTAATAGCGCTTGCTATTGACTTTGTGAAAGGTTTTATATTTTCATTAATATACTTCATATCTTTATATGAAGTAATGAACCCCAATTCAACAAGTCTATAGTCTATACCAATATCATTAGCAACATTACAGTTTAATAAGTCGTTACGTTGAGTTATCCCTCTTATAGTACCAACACTTTGTTTTAGTGCTGCTTGGATGTTTTTATCCGTTATATTAGCAGGATAACCGGCTGGAATGATTGTATGTCCACCTGTAGCTTTAGGACCTGCACTATCTAAATGAAATTCAATAACAGTATCATATCCTTGAGATTTTACCCAATATAAGCCATAATCTCTGTGATTACCGACTCTTACTCCATAGGCTGTATCCTGATACATATCTTGCTTTTTTCCATATATACCAACAGTATGTCCTGCATCTTTCAAATATTTTGATACATTATCAACAATGTTTTTTCTTATAAAATCACGTTCGTTATAACCATTACCAATAGCACCAGGATCATTATACCCATGACCAGCAACGATCATCACTTTTCTTTTTTTAACTTTTTTTACAGGTTTAGGTTTAGTTGTTTTTGCTTTAATTTTACTTACTTTTGTTTCTTTAGAATACAGAGGTTCTACAAAATACATATCAGGGTGATATTCGTGGTATATTGTTTGAGCAACCTCTGGCGGATTATTTCTTGCCCCGCCATACCAATTTTGATCCAAACTATAGAAATAATTTTGAGTAGCACTTTCTATAATAGCAACATGACCACATCCGTTACCATATTCGTAAGGAAAAACAACTAAAGTACCTTTTTTAGGAATATAAGAGTTATAATTTTTTACAACATTCGCGTATCCGTTAAAATCATTAACAAAAGGTATATCTTTAGCGTACATACCACTTAAAGTATGACCTGTTACGTAGTACCAATATTGATTGGCTAAATCAAAACATTGTGCGCCATAAACACCGTCGAAATCCCACCAATAACCTTTTAACCTGTCTAAATAAGCATGCGCTTGACTTCTAGTTTTATTTGTCATTAATCATTACCTCCAATTGGTGCTTTACCATTTGTGTTTTCTGTACCTGCTTTAACTTCATGCAATTTTTGTTGTCCTTTTTGTGCCGCGTGAGAGAAATTATTATTTTTCCACCATGTCCACAGGGAAACTGCGCCAGTAATAATAGAACTAATAGTCACTTCATCTACTGGAATAGGCGAAATGTTTTTAGTAGCTAAAAATTGGTTAACCCAAGCTAAAATAAATACGATTGTTCTTACAATTGAACCTACGTCTGTTCTCATACTCATATCTCCTTTTTAAGTAAAATAAAAAGACCTAACCACTATCGATTAGATCTGAAATCAAAATTCACTAATTATTTATCTATATTTATCTCGAATGTAGTACATACCTTTTAATCCTACTTTTTTGTATAAGCTACTAATAGTTGTAGCTTGGAAGTTACACCATTCAATCGCAGTAGCATATTGCATGTAACCAGGGTTTTTAGGGTTCCAACGCATTCTATATAAGGTATTCTTACCTTTGTTAAAGTATTGTTTTCTAACGAACTTAGCTCCACCTATAATGCCATTACGTGGACTCGTCCAGCCTTGGCGTTTAGCGTAAGCTATAGAAGCGTTAGGGTTGTTATCATATGCTGCAATACCAAAGTAGTTATAGATACCATAACGTCCACTAGCAAAGTTACTACGGCCATATCCACTTTCTAAGAAAGCGTGAGCAATTAAGTAGATTTCATTTACATTGTACTTCTTACAACCGTCTGCAAAAGCTTTACCTTGACCGGATAAAGTACCTTTACCTTTAAGTATCTTATTCAACTTACTTACTGGTATACCTTGATATTTTCCTAAATCTAGCATTTGATAGCGTTGAGTTGAACTATTCCATATAGTGTTAGGATTCATATACTTACTCGTTTGTGACCTAGAAGCATTACCCCAACCCCAACTATAAGATTTTTGAGGCATGCCATGAGCCATTTGTGCATTAAGCGCTTGTTGGAAAGTATATTTACTTTTCTCTACAACTACACGAGGTTTATTTGAAGTTCTGTTTGTCGTTTTGCCTGTCGACTTATCGTTCTGTGAAGGATTGTCGACCGAAGTTTTAGGTTTAATTTTTATCGTTGTCTTTGTAGTTGTTGTAGTAATTGTTTCTGTAAGTAATTTATCTCTTTTCAAATATAAACCGATAATTTTCTTCTCGACTTCTTTATATTTGCTCTCATCAGGAATACCATTTTTGATTAAGTCGTAATTGATTAAATCTTTCATAGAACGCCATATGTTAGGATCTGCTTTGATTGACGATTCAGAAAGTTTTACCTTACTCCAACTTAGCAACCAAACGCCGTAGATTAACGCTCTGATTTGATTGAGCATGAATTGGCGTTTGCTATCCGTTTGTCCTCCGCAAACTTCCATAACAAGCCAACCTGGATGTTCTGGCGCTTCTTCTGAATCAGGTCTAGGTGTCCATACACGCTCACGGTCTATATATACATGAGGGTATTCATCTTCATTCACATATTTATTACGTTGTAAATACAATTCTTCAACAGAACGCATATGTGTACTCTCTTTGATATATATACCTTTTACTTTCCCTATCAACTTTTGGCCTTCAACCATATAATGGTAAATGTACTCCAAATCATCGTCTAAATCGTATGCGAATGATGTATAGGAAACTTTGGTAATCTCTTTAGTTATAGGTTTTGTTTGTTCTTTTGTGTTTTTAGAAGTGTTGTCATTAGAAGGTTTGGACGGTGTACTACTTGGTTTCGATGGTTTCTTAGTTTCTGCGTGGTAGGGAGGTCTGACAAATCCGCTTATACCGTTATAACTATGTTTAATTTTCGCGCCAGGTGATCCTGTATAACTATTAGCACCAATCCAATTTTGATCCACACTAGTAAAGTAACTTTTGGTAGACGGACCTATGACAACAGCAGTATGACCAACACCGTTATTAAAGGAGCCCTTTCCCCAAACTGCCATGTCACCAGGTTTCGGAACAAAGTTTCTAGTGTTCCTATAGAATTTGAAGCCTTTAGGGTATCTATACCATGCCATAGCAATCGCATTTCCTGTTGTTTTAAAATGCCAATATCTATTGAAAATGTAGTTTGGTAGGTCCCAACATTGCGTTTGTATTTAACTTAACGCCTTTCCCCGCATTAATTTCTTAATACGCTTGTGTAACGTTAAATTGCTCTATAAAAAGAGCCTCATGCTTTCACATGAGACTAGACTATATCTTAATATTCATTTTTAGCTTTTTTATAAGCTAAGTGTGCTTCTTCTGCAGTTTCATAAACACCTAAGTATATAAATTTCTTGTTTTTGTAAAGTTGCGCTTGATATTTGTTTAGATGTGGTTTGTAAGTTACTCCTGTATATCCTGTCTTATTATGATATTTTCGTCGATTGTTTGAATTTTCTTCATGACTAACCCATCTGCAATTTGATGGTTTATAATCGTCATCGTTGTTAATTCTGTCTAATTCAGCACCTTCGAATGGTACATCCCCCATATCTTTGTAGAATTGCATAAAGTCATCTTTCCACTCATCACAAACCTTTATACCTCTACCGCCATATGCGCTGTAAAAATCATAATTAGAGTTGTAACATCGTTGCTTCATACCTTTCCATTTATTATAAATTAAAGTTCCAGTCATACCGTGTTTTTTAGAATGACTAACTTTATTCAAACAACCACAACTTTTAGAATAACCATTTTTAACTTCGGTACCAATCATTATTTTTTCATTACCGCATCTCGTACAGTAACATTTATATAGTTTCTTTTTATGTTTATTTCTGCCATAAAACTCTAGAACTTTAAGATAATTAAACTGCATTCCTACAATGTCCATTTGACCACTCCTTATCAATCGTCAAATACATTGTATCACACATGAATATTTAATGCACTGCCTATCAATTGATAGTACATAGTCGTTGAAGCTTCCTCTACTATTACCATAGAGGCTTGCCTGCTGATTGCCCAATCCTTAATATTTTTTAACTTTCACGCTTACCGTTACCAGTTACGTTGTAGTTATTAAGGCTCTAAGGGTGTCCCAGCAATTCACATTATTTTTTTACATGGAACCCATTAATTAAGCTCCATAATAACCGTCTACATCAACTCTTCTGCCAATCATCCTTTTTGCCCATGCTGCAACTTCCGAAGCAGTAGGTTTTCTTCTTTTAGGACTAGGTAATCCCATATATCCACCTCATTTCCGGCATAATAAAAAGCCGACTAAAAAGCCGGCTTTGTTTCTCAATTATTTACATTTACCAAACCAGAAACATTCCCAAAAACTTGCACCTAAAAATAATCCGAACATGGTAACTCACCTCCTTTAAACACCGAAAAACATTCTTAATACTGCTACGATTAAAGAACCAGCTATAGTGCCAACCAATCCTAAAACCCACATTTTAATGTCTTTGATGTTTTTTTGATTTTCTTTTTTGTTTTGAGATTCTAATTCTCTCTCTCTGTTGATAGAGTCCAAAGTGAAATTCATTTTTTGATTAATCAAATTTTGATTGTGTTGTCCGTCTTTTATCTGTTCCAAAGAGTTGAAGATTTTTTCGTCGTTATCTTCCAATCTTTTTATACGTCTTTCGTAATCTCCTCTTTGGCTACTTTCTGTCATATAAACACCTACTTCACTTAAAATAAAAACCACAAGTTATTTAACTTGCGGTTCGTAATCTTTACCTGTAGTTTCTTTAAATTGCTCCGGAGTAATCCAACCAACTCTAACAAACTTTTTGAAAGTTTCGTCAATGTATAATTTTTTCTTATATAAATCGATTACTACTTTATCCATATTATGCTTCCCCCAATTTTTGATTTGCTTGTTCTTCAGTTATTAGTGCGATGTTCTGTTTCAAACTCATAACCTCTTCTTGTAAATCGACAACTAAGCTAGTTAATTTAGCTATAGCAATATCTTTGTCATCAACAGGAATTTCTACTTCAGGTAACATCTTTTCTAGCTCATCTTGGGTTTGTCCAACCCATTGTTTACCGTCATAATAGCAAGGTAAGATGATACCTTGCGGAGGTTTGTCCTCAGTCCACTTTTCATCAGGATAGACATATTCACCCTCTTCGTTTTTGTAGACTAAGACTGGTTGCCCATCTTTCCACAAATATACAATCTTCATCTCATCACTCCTAAATATATAATTCAAATTCTCCGTATGCATAATCATCATTGTTCCATTCTGTTGTTACAGAAGAGGTTAGTAAAAAGTTAATATTTCCATCTGGATAAAAAGTTAAAAAAGCTCCTGGTTTATTTAAAGGTGTTCTAGGCACTTTACTCTGAGGGTTCGTTATCAAATATTTAGGTAAGATTGCTACAGTTTGACCGTGGGTTAAACCTTTTGCATTAACTCTAACAATCACTTTCTTAACTGTATCTTGAGTTATTACTCGATAACTACTTTTAAACCCTCCGGAAGTTGTATAAGCACCTTGATCTATGGCTCCGTTCACTAGTTGTAAATCAATCCAACCAGTATCTACAATATCTGAACCGACACGTTCCCATTCACTCCAACTCTTATAAAATCTTTTTTGATAAATTACGGTTGAATTGTAAGGTTGATATTGTATTAGAACAGCATCTTCATTTCTTTTGTACTTTGTTAACCAACCATTATTATTAGTTCCACTTGGATTATTTAAAGTGAGAACAACATATCTCGTTCCTATTGGTAATGACATTAATTGATCGTTGTTATTAAAATCTATTTGTAGGTTGACATCAAAAAAATTAGTTCCGTCATCATTAGTCAGTTTGTATTTTTGCCAATTCTTCTCTGCAAACTTACTTTCTACATATTCAGGGGTAGTAAAGCCGTCTCTTTCAAGAGTTTCATTAAATGTTTGTAGTTTTTCGTCAATTGTTGTGTTAGCTTGATTAACATTTGAATTAAAAGCATCTACATTGCTATCATAAGTTTTTCGGAATGTATCTGAAGCTAAATCATAATCTGTTTTGATAGCGTCACGTTTAGCGTCTATTTGTCTTAAAGCTTCTTCTCTCTCTAAGTCAATACTTTCATTAGATGACATTAATGCGTCTGTAATCGAAACAATAGCGTCTGCTTGAGCCTTGTTTATTTTAATGAGGTATTCTTCAGCTGTTTGCTTAATAGATTCAATAAGCGTTTGTGTATCGCTTATATCTTGTTTGAGTTGTTGCACTTTCTTTTCTAATTCTGCGCGCAAGTCGTCAAACATACGAATGTAAGATACTTTGATATCACTTTCGATTTGATTGATAAGACTGTCACGTACCGTGAATTTAAAAGTACCTAATACAACAGTGTCGTCTTTTCCTACGTTATTCACATCATTGAGTGATAAATAAATTTCGCCCAATACTTCAGAATCGACAACGTTTTTCAGAAACCATTGAGGCACCGTAACACCTACTAATCCTTTCATTGGATCAATGAATTCTACGTCTAATACGCCTGATGTACTAGGTCGTTTTTCTTCTGTTCCATTCGTGGCTTTAAAGAAAGCATAACCTTTAACGTTCTTATCGCTGATTAACAAAGGTTTGTTGTCTTTTTGTACTACAAATTGAAATTTAGCAGTGTTTTTATCGAGATTATAAAAACCGATACCTCTATTAGATATCGGTTGTAAATATGGTTCTTCGTTTAAATCAAGTTTACCTACTTTTTCTAATTCCATTATTTAACACCCCACAATACTAAAGCTATTGCACAACCACGTTCTTCACTGTATTCTGATGTAATCTTCATTACTCGTCCTTTACCATTTAAGTTATCTTTAAAACCGATACCAGCACGCCCATTGATGTAATCGCCTGCTACAACATCTTTTTCAACATTAGTATAGATTTGACCGAGTAACCCAACAGTATTCCATTCAGGACGATCCGAACGAGATACATAATCTATTTCAGAGTCATACTCTGGATTCTCTACAGGTATGTCTCGCCATTCAAAATAACTCTCCCCGTTATCATCTATATTTTCGATTTGTTTACGTTCAGTAATAGTCACTCCATACTCATTCTTCAAAAATTTATCTTTGTGATGGTACGTTTTTTCATTAGCAACTAATGCTGCAGTTCCAGAGATCACACCTATCGGCACATCGCTAGGTTGAGCTTTTCTAATCTTATCGTCATCCAGTGTAACGATTGTCCCTAAATCAATAGCAAGGCCACTTTGAGACTCGAATAATTCTGCGATGTCGGCATTGTTTTGAGTAATTTTCCCTGCAAAAGTTGCGTTACCATTAAAAGAATTGAGTTCAAATTTAACATTAGAATGACTCGGATTCCCTTTTTCAGCATATCCGCCCAGAACCGTAAAACTATCTTTACTTTTAACTTTTTTACTAGCTAAAATTAATTGAGAATGTTTACCCGGAATAGTTTCAGAATTACTAGAACCAATAGCACCTGAACGCGAACCTCTTGCCTTTGATTTTACAGAACTCCCTATAAGAAAAGTCCTGTCATCATAAGCAGTCGAACCACCTGTACTTGCTATTACTGCCGATTTCCTAGCTAGGGAATTTCCACTTCCTGACGCTAATATTGCACCACCAGTAAATCTAGTAGGTGTATCGTTATAAGTCGTTTTATTAACAATAGTGTTATTTGAATAATTACTAACGCTATTACCATACATTTGCGCTTTAGTATTAACTGTCTTGATACCTGTTCCTGTACCGTTGCCTTTAATATTACAATTAGTAATTTTAGTTGTATAAACTCTACCACCATCTTGTATTCCAGCAGTATTAGATGATTGGAAGATATTAGCGTTATTAATGCTATAATTTTGACCTCTATTATCTGAACCTAAAACTCTTATATCTGCTGAACTATTATTGAAACCAGTTATATTTATGCCGTTTAAAGAAATATTTTCTGATTTGAATTGAGCAACTACAACAGGATTACCTTTGCTATAACGTCCATCTCCTTGCGCGACAAAGTTTGTTACGGATACATTTTTATATGCCGATATAGATAGGGCTCTTGAAGTCCAGCCTTTATAAGTTTCGTTAGGGAACGGAGTGATTGCCATACAATTATTTAAAGTTACGTTGTAAGCTGTAAGACTTATTGGATCATTTAAACGATGATGTCCTATGTGTCGTAATACATATGCTCGTGTATCCTCTTTTGAAATATGACCGTCAACCATTACGTTAGATGGTGCGCAAGTATTCGCATGCGCTTTGATTTCTATACCGCAATGGTTATGATAAGTTGTATTACCGTTGAGGTATACATATCTTGAACCGTCATCGACTTCAATGCCGTTGGAGTTACCATGATAAGCTTTAGGTTCATGACTGTAACAGTTTGTGATAAATACATATTTACACCAATGTGTCGTAATACCGTCATCTCCATGACCATAACTTTCGCAATTATCTATCCAAATATACTCACTTTCTAACGAGCTTGGTGGTCTGTTTCCATCGCCTTCGTCATAGTATCTATCACTCGCCATCGTAATATCTATTCCGTGTAACAAAGCGTCATACGTTTCTACATTTTTTATGAAACCACGTTTTACACCAGCAAATCTAATGTTACTTGATAAAGAACCTCCACTAGGTGTAGCGTAGTCATAATTAGCACCTCTATAATCGTGAATTTCATTAGGAAATCTCACTTCTTTATTTCCATCAAACGAAAAATCTTCTAATGAAATGTTATTAGCAGTACCACTCATTCTTAAATTAGTAATACCTATCGCCTCTCTAGGTGCATCATCAGTAAATTTAATAGTAGTGATACCTTTACCTTGTCCTACTAAACGTGAGTTATCAGGCATTTTAATACCTGTAGTCAGGTATATTCCTGCACTCATTGTAACCATTACATTCCCGTTACCAAATGCATCTTGAAATGCCTTTGTACTATCTTTTTTGCCTGTAGGATCTCCGCCGAAATCATCAACGTTAACAATACGTTGTATTTTCTTAGTTAAGTCGGCTCTTAGTTCTTCTCTAGCGTTACTTTCTCTTAAAAAGTCGTGATATAGACGTTGGTGTAATGAATCGAAACTTTGAGCATCCATCGATGTGTGACTAGCTTTTAATTCGTTATTGCCATCACCATTATGACCTAACACAAGGTGTTCAATAAGTTCATCTTGAAAATTTTCGTGATTGGATAAATCAACATCTTGTCCTTTTTTAGTTGTGTGTTTTATTTGTTTAGTGGTATGAGCATCTTTTTGTGTAGTTAAGTGTTTGTTGAAAACTATATTGCTATTATTAGCCCATGCTTTTATATCCTCGAAATTATTTTGGAGTTGTGATATAAATTTGTAACTAAAAATAGAATGAAGTTTTGTAATTAAATTGTCTAATTTCAAATTTGTTGACCTCCTTAGCCGTAAAAACCATAAAAGTTTTTAATCAATTCATACATAATAACCTCGTGTCCTTTTTCATTAGGGTGTAGTCCGTCAGGCATACTCGATTTTCTGTACGAAGGTATATTGGGTTTGTATTGTGTTGAATGATAAGCGTCATACACAGGTATATCCAGTTCGTTACAAGCGTCTATTTGAACATCTACATAATCAGCTAAAGTGTGACCTAAATCGTTCTTAGTAGTGTCTTTCCTTACGGTTTTGCCGTCTTTTATATAGCATTGTTTAGTAGGTGTCATAACAATTATTTTAGAGTTAGGGTTATTACTCTTGATTTTAGTGATAGCACTATAAAAGGCACCGTAAAACGTTTTAGTATCCGTTTTATCAGTGCCTATCTTAATATCGTTTGTCCAGTCGTCATCTGTACCTTGAACAATGATTAAATCACCTTTAATTTTAGTCGCTTGTTCATATATGCTATTATCTTTGTTTGTGCTTATTGTCGCACCACTAACAGCTAAGTTTGTTGATTTAGCTTTTATCTTCTTAGCTAACATTTGCGTAAAGTTAGTTTTAGCACCAGTACCTTTAGCTACTGAATCTCCAATAGTACCTATTGTTTTAACTTTCCTAATCTTAGACTTAGGTGTAAAGTCGTGAACAATAGTACCGTTTGCAGTTGTAACACTCTTAGCATTCGCGCTTTCTAACCTTCTTTTTATTTCATCGGTTTTCTTCTGCAAATCTTGTGCAGTCTTAGTATTTGCGTTGTTTTGAGCTTGAATCATCCTTAAGTCTTTAGCCGGATCAGATTTGTTAGACTTAATAGCTTTAACATAATTTGCAGCAGTATTTACTGCTTTCATATATCTATCTTGTAATCTGAATTCCCCAAGTACTACGTCTTGTTTGATAATCTTGTTGTTAATATCTCGTTGTGTAGTGATTTCGATAATTCTAACAAACTCATTTAAACCTATTAAATCATCAATTACATTGACAATATCCCCAACTCTAGGTACTGCTTCTTTAAAATGTTTTTGCAAAGAAATAAAATCTAGTGTTACAGACGTTTTTAAACTTTCTTGTATAACTAACTCCATAGCTTTTTTGAGTGTATCCCCTTTAGTTATGCGTCCATCTACAACAGGTGGTGCATGGCGTTTGCCTATTAAGTCAGCTAAGGGGTGTGTATACTCATATTGCAAGCTGGCTTCGTTGAAAGTTTGTTGCTCATCAAAGCCACCATAACCTCTGATGTATGTGTAACACTTAGAAGCATCTTCTTGGACTTTTACATTATTAGCATTGACACCTGCTTTAATGTAATAGTTAGCTTTTCTTTGAACAATATCATATAAATGAAATGTCTTTGTTTTGGCGTTATATTCATATTCTAAGTTATATCTTTCCAAACCTTTTTTGAATAATTCTAAATTGGTATCGTGGTTACCTAGATTTTCAAATTTGGAAGATGAAACCTTAGCGTGTAATTCATACTTATAACCGGTATCTTTAAAAACTAAATCGAAGTAGCTTTTTCCTGTAAAACTACCGTTATATACTTCGTATACTCTTAAATTGTTTAGATCATCTAATTCGACAGGACGCGCTTTGATTGTTAACTTTTCCTTTTGACCTACAGTTGTTTTGTCTAACATAACGATACGGTATTCGTTTAGGTCATCAGCACCACCAACACCTGTAATCGTCCACATTTTAGTAATAGCCCCTATAGCGTCAAATGTAGCTTTGTTTTCTACCATTTCTATTTCTAAGGAGCCATCTTCATTTAATTTCTCGTTTAATTTTGTTTCTACAGGTAGGGATTGCCCAATGCCCTGTAACGTTTTTAATAATATTGGCAATTAAGCAACCTCCTTACAAGTAATATCTTTTATGTTTAAACGTAATTTTTTGAAGTTTCTTAGTAGTATGGAAGGTATTCCAACCAGGCATTAATACAGGTTGTTGTTTTGTCTTGTTGTAATCATCAATGCGTAAGTTATTACGATATACATGAATGCCGTCAAATTTGATAACATCACCGGCTCTCAATTCTAATCCACTTATTTTCATAATGTCACTATGTGTCATATAGAAGTTAAAACCATCGCTATCATTTTTACTGACATTTTCTCCAAGTGTCATTTCTACAACACTATCTTGGTTAAATTGGTTAATTTCAGCTGTACCACCGTAATATACATCGCCCACTTTAGTGTCATAGAATGTGTATCTACGTTCTTTATGAGATGTGTTGAACGGGTTTTTGTCTGGAATACCCCATTTATTCAAGTTACCACTCTCTTTTTCTAAATCTGTACTATACCCAATACTCTCAAAGTATGGTAATTCAATCGTTTCGAAATCTAGTGTGAATTCACCTGACGTTTTAGTAGTATCGAATGACACTTCATTAACTAAGCCAACAAGTATCTGCCTGCCGTCAACATATTCTAGTTCAAAAGATTGTTCCTTAGGTTCGAATATATTCTCGAATTTAATTTCACTTTCAGACGCTGCTAATTCTCTAAGATAAAAATGACCTCTGAGCATAGCTTGTATGTTCGCTTTTAAATGAGAAGCATAAGCTATCTTTTCTACATCGTATCTAACCGTCATAGATATACTTTTCTTTTCTTCTTTAGTAGCATTATGAAATCTACCGTTAACACGATCAATTTCATCAAACTTTCGGTCATAGCCAGCACCTTTAACGTCGTAAGAAACAACTCTCAACGCAGTACCAGTGAAGCGATTGTCACTAATACGCAAACGTTCTTTATCTTTGTAAACTTCAACATCATGTAATATCAATTAACAATCACTCCTTTAAAATAATCCGAAACTTGCGTCTTTTGAGTTGGAATCTTCAATGTAAGATTTAATAGCTGGTATATCCGACTCGTTGCGAACAGTCACATTAACGATAGGTTTATTGTTCTCTTGCATGCTATGGCGCACGTCTTTACTCATATGCGCATTCACATCGCTATTTAATCCACCTGTTAAGTCTGATGTTAAATCAGTGTTTAAATCAGGGCTAAATGCGTTAGTTACATCTTTCGCTAAACGACGACTGGCATTAATAGCTCTGTTACCATCTTTCACGATACCGATACCTAAACCTTGAGATACATATTCACCAATTCCTCTAAACACTTTAGAAGGTGATGCAATGCCTAACGCACTTTTCGCTGCATTTACTGCACGTTCTGCTACGCCTTTAGCTGCTTTAACTACCCAACTAACACCTTTCATGATTCCGTTAGCTAGTCCTTGCATTAAGTATCTCCCTACTTCTGTAAAACGACCGAAGAAACTTCTGACTTTAGAAACAGCTCTACCCATACCAGAAGCCACTTGTGATACAACTCTAACAAAACCACTAACCACGCCTTGAACAAATCTACTCATCGCAGAAATGATACTTGAAACCCAACGAGCACCACCAGAAATGATGCGACTTAATGCTTGCATCATTTTTTGAGCAACAGTTGAAACTACACGTGAAAACCAACTTGATACTGTATTCCATATTCTAGTAACTGCACCTGAAATCGCAGACCAAATTTGGTTCCAACTTGTAATATTAGTACCAAGTATTCTGTTCAAAACATTGAATATGAAGTTAGAAATTTGGCCCCAAATTGACAATATGGTATTCCAAATCGTAGTCATTACATTAGAAATCGTAGTTTGTAAAGTTTGCCAAGCGCCAGAAAAATCTCCGGTAAGGAGCTGTATTAATGCAGTAAACAAACCGAAAATCAATTGCGTAGCAGCTTGTAGTATTCCACCTATCGCAGTGAATACTACTGAAATCACAGTCCAAAGAGATTGGAAAGCAGTTACTAAACCATTGATAAGGCTGATGAATAAGAAGCCGAGAACTTGGTTTGCAACTTGTCCTAACATTTGTAAGATAGGCATAATTGGTTGGAGCGTTTGTTCGATAGACGCTCTGAACTGATTAAACCAGTTAATCACTGTTTTTACAGCGTTCATTATCGTATCTTTAATTGTGTTCCAAGCTTCAACACAAGTTTTTCTGAAATTCTCGTTCGTTTTCCATAACCAAACAATAATACCTATTAAAGCAACGATAACGCCTATGATAGCCAATACAGGCCATGAAATCGCGCCTATAGCTACACCCAATGCTTGGAAAGCGCCACTTAACATAGGTAAGATACGCATAATTGTACTAATAGGGCTCATGAGAAGTCTAAATGCGATTTTCACTAGGTTTAACGCACTTCTAAGTATTTGAGTGTTTCTAGCAAAAGCTAACATTTTACCGATAGCTTGGATTAAACCTACACCGAACACATTAGATAGCAATGTACTTACTGCAATAATTGGTGCTAGTAAAGCCCACAACATACCACCGAGTATCATACCTATACCAATCATTCGAGCTATAGCTGGGTGTGTTTCAAACAACTTAGCTATGAAACCAGCTAATGCTGTTACTACTTTTAATATCACGCTTGCTATTGGTGCCATTGCAGTGCCGAATGCAACCAAAACTCTTACGATATTACCGATTAGATCCATAATGACTGGGCCATTCTCTTGTACATACTGAACAAACTTTTTAAACCCTTCAGATTTACCAACTTGTTCAGACCATTCTCTAAACTTAGCAGTCATTTTAACTAGCCAATCAAAGATATTAGAACTGTTTTGAGCGAACGCTTTCATCAAGTTACCAATACCCATGAATACATTGCCAAATATTTGACCTATTTTAGGTAAATTAGTTTTAGTGTATTCAATAAACGACTTAATAGCGTTCTGACCTGCTACACTGTTAGCCCAGTTTTGGAACTTTTTACCTAGATTATCTAAGCCTTTAGCAGTCCATAAGAATAGTGGACCTAATTGAGTGAATACATTAATAAGTCCGTCACCAAAACGTCCTGCAGCACTTAATAATGTGTTGAATGTCTTAACACCTGTTGTATTCATCATGTTAAAGAACTTGCTAGCAGTTCGGCTGTTTTGAGCCCATTTTAAGACACTCTGTGAAGCTTGTTCCATTCCTTTAGAGATACCTGCTAAGAATGGTTTCATGCGTCCTAAAGCTACGTTAACAGTGTCTAAAGCGTTAGATAACGTATTGAATATTTGAGATTGATTTTGCTTGATAATACCTTCCCAAGTTGATTTAACTTGTTCTAAAGACGCTTGGTATCTTCTTGTTTGCGCAGTAGCTTGTAATGTTCCGTCATTCAACATTTTAATTGCACTTACTGCCATAGCGCCAAATGCAAACGCACCACTTGCAGCAATACCAAATGCACCAGCTACACCTAATGCACCACCAGCAACTACACCTAATGCGTTAGCTACTGCCATGATGGCGGGTACTAAACCAGCTATAATAGGAATAAGACCTTGAAAACTAGCGATTAGCACACCTTTGATTTGTTGTCCAAACACAGTACCAAATGTACGAATACGAGTAGCTAATCTATCCATTTTATCGCCATATTCGTCTAAAGACAGACTTAAAGCTCTAGTTAATACTTGAGCTCTTGTCATTCCCCTTGTATCAAAGTTAACTTTTACCGTTTTATCATGTAAGGTTGCCAACATAGCCTTAGCACCTAATACTGAACGTTTTAAGGGATTGTTATTTCCTTTGATGTCTACTTCTTTATCTCTTAGCTGTTGTAGTTTTTCTCTAACTACTGCAATTGCTCGTTTGATAGGGTTAGCATTTCCGTCTATATCAACGGTATGTTCTCGCCAACGTTGAGCCATTGCTTTTGCAGTATTTAAGGCTCGTTTAAATTTACTTATGTTGGCGTCTACTTGTGTTTCGATTTCATCGGGTATTTCAGTTTTAGCCATACGTTGAGCTTTTCTGATATTCCTTTGAAAATCAGTAATAATCGCCGATATACGAGCCATAAAGTTTTTATTCATGGCTAACCTCCTTTTTGACTAGTATTGCGTAACGAATTCATAAAGCGTCGTGTACCTTGTTTCTGAACATTTCTAATGCGTTTGTTATGTGCTAACTTACGTTCTTTCATACGTTCGTATTCTTCTGACTGTCCACGTACCTCGTATCTTGCACGTTCTAATTGCTTCTGTAATCGTTTAAGTGATTTACCAGCTTGCACAAGACCGTTAGCTTGAGCACCAAATAATAAAGTTTCTTGTTCATCAAGTAACGCCAATCTACGACCTACAACCCAGTCTTTCCATTCATTAGGCGTCAAACTCATTAATTCATCATAAGGGAGATAGCCTATGTATTGACTGGTTATCTGCCGTATTTCTGAATAATCTAGTACGGTAGCTCGCCCATGATTTCTTTGTAGTTGTTCTTCATGAACTCGATACCGTTCTTCGTAGACTCTTTTTCTTCTTCTTTCACCATAGATGGAGTCGAGTTCATTTGTGTCCAGAATAGACGTGATTTCTGCTTGAAAAAACCACTATGATTTAATACTCGCAATGCACCTTGTAATAATTCGATAGAGTCTTCTTTTTCGTCAATAATTTCCATTAGTGTTTGTTCGATATCTTCACGTTTAGGTGCATTCTTACCTAGATAAGCTGTTGCACATTCCCAAAAGTCTGCAATTGCAATTGGATCACGTTCTAAAATACCATTATAGATAGCATTGAAACCAGACACTTTAGTTGTTTTACCATTTTCGTCTTGCTCGTCCTTAGCAAATTTCTTAGCAGTTTTATCAAATAAGAAAGTAGCTTTTGCCTCTACTTCTTCTCCGTTGAACTCTAATGTAGTAATAGGATTGATTGTATTTTCAGTCATTCTTTAACCTCTTTCTGTTATTTTGTACAAAAAAATAGAGGGCTTAATGCCCTCGTAAAACTTATGCACCAGCACTAGGTGTACGGTTTTCGTATGAGTCTGTATAAGCTCCCATATCTTCCCATTCAACTGTAGGAGCAGCAGCACTAGGGTTGAGCCATTCTGGTGGTAATGAATCAACAGAACCGTCCGCACTGTTAAATTTAACTTTTGCAGTGATTTCGATTTTGTCATCCTCATCATCAAATGACCATTCGTGCTCTTCTACAATTACATAAGCGAAAGTACCGTGATGTTTACCGTCACGTTTCTTAACTTCCCAAATCCATAAACGTAACTGCTTGAAGTTTTTAACTGACTCTTTTAAAGCTTCTTGACCTTTGTCGCCAGGTACACGGTCAACAGTTAACTTGATTTCTTCTTCTACAGAGTTACGACCATAGTCTTTTTTGCCACCTGTAATCATTTCAGCTAAATCATTACTGATTGTGTGTCCACCTTCAGCTAAACTAGCTAACAGAATAGCATCTTCTTCTTTTAACTGACTTGCTAAATCTTTGTCAGCGATTTGTAACGCTGCAATGTATTTATTCTGCGCCATTCGTTACACTCCTTTGTAAAGTATTGTGTCTGTATTTAAAAACAAGCCGGATGATACCGTGTTTCGTGTACTGATCTATGTCAGTTATCACTTCTTGTGTATCAATCCGACTTTTAATGAATGAGTAATGTTCGATTTCAAATTCAGTATTAAGTACATGGCCTAAAAACTGAATAATTTGCGCTGCTTCATCACGATTTCTCGCTTGACTATACACGTGTAAGGTTACGCCTACATCTTCAAACATACTCGTTGTCGTTTCTTTATTAGTGACGTTTGTTTCACCCACAACGATATATGGGTAAACAGCGTCTTTTTGAACGCAATCAAAAACCCTACCGCCTAGTTGTTTACTGACGATAGGGTTACTCTTTAATTTGTTATATATCTTGTTGAACAGATACCGTTCTACTGATACCCACATATCTTAACCACCTTATGAAAAATACTTATTGAAAAACGCTCTACCTTCATCAATTGCTGGTTCCCAAAAAGGCTGTGCATGTTGCCCTTTAGTTGTGTGCCAATGTCCGTCTGCGTCTTTGTAACGCCACGGGATATTCTTTGCACGACTACCACCTGGACCGACTGCGTATATACCTGTACCGTAGTTAACGTAAACTGCATACTCACTACCAATATTAATAACGCCTGTTAATCCGCCCTTCTTAAAGTCCATAGAAACACTTTCTCTAAGATAACCGGTATCGACAGGCATGTTACTAACTATTGAATTGTGAATAATTGTTGTTGTCTTGGCTATACCTTTTTTAGCCCATCTAATCGTTTCTTTTTCAAACTCCTCAAGTTCCTTAACTAAATCCCAATTTCCGTATTTAACCTTAGCCAATAGGACATTCTCTCAATCTTGTTAAGTTGATTTCTTGTTGTCCGCCTTGGTCGACAGGTTCTCCTACTACTTCGTAAGTTTTACCGTTGTATTTAAATAAGTTTGTGTTAGTTATTGGCAGGCTGTACGGCGTATATAGGTTTCTGTCGTATGATTGGTTCATTTGATGAAACTTGAGTTGTTCAGATGAAGTGGGAGTATCCATAAACCCTTGTATTGTTTTTTCGCTCTTAAAGCGCTCTTGTTCACGTGGATACTCTCCTACAACCTCTCTTGAGCCTAATTCGATTGTATGAGGAAACTCATTTAATGGATTAAACATGATAACCAGTCCAACGTAAGCGTCTAAATGGTTTAAGGTAACCGTATGTTTCCTTAGGTAGATCAGTAACGAAAGTGTAGCTCACAGTACCCATAGTACGTGAAGAAATATTGCTAGTCGTACCTTGTTTAATACAGTTAGCAATGAATTTCTCTACATTACTAGGTAATGACTTCCTATTGAATGTTTGATTACAATATTCTTCAGCTACATTCAGATACTTTTCAATAAGTAATTCGATTGTTTCGTCATTTGAAGTATCATCGAGCGAGAGATTGTTTAATAATTTAACGTCTTGTGCGTTCATTACTCAACACTTCCTAATGCTTCAATGAGTTCATCTTTTTTCATACTAGAAAAGCCCTCTATTTCACGTTCTTTAGCGAGTTCTCTTAATTCTGATACTTTCATACCTTTTAAGTCTTTGTCGCTCTCTACACGCTCAATAAGGGGCTTATTTTGACGGTTCTCTTTTGTGGATAGTTCAGTTAATCGTTCATTACTTACATTTAAACCTTTACGAGGGAACGTATCTCCAACGTTATATTCGTAGTTGTTATCTTGTAAGTCTGTGAAGTATTCGATTACTTTATACATACGTCACTACCTCCTTTTATGCGCCTGAGTCTGTAGTTCCTGCGCCTTTAGTAACCTTAACTGCTTTAGATTCATCATATAAGTATGCTACATAATGTTTATCACTGTATAAAGCAGTTGTTTTAGTTGAAGGATCACGGTCAGTTTCTAAGAAGAAATCACGTTTAGTGATTAATTTAACTGCACCACGTTTAGCTAAGATAGCTTCTCCCTCATCTAATTTCTTAGAACGTACAATAACAGCTCCTAACGCTTCGCCAAACGCACCTTTAACGATAATGTTATCGCCTAATTCAGTAGCGCGAGTGAAGTTATCTGAAGCACTAGAACGTAATTTACCAGCGTCTTTAGGATTAATGAATAATACCATTGGTTCTAAATCTTCATCGTCAAATGTATCAATAGCAGCTTCTAAACCTGCTAATGTACCGATGTCTGCACTTACAGTTAATTTAGTACCTCGTAAAGCTTCTAATACGTCATTATCTACTTTGTTAGCAATAGCTAAACCGTGTTGACGTACTGCTTCGCCTTGAGGGTCACCATAACCAGATAATAAAGCTTCATCAGTAATATCAGTACCTTTACCGATTTTATGAATTTTAGCTTCACGTCTGTTAGTTTCAATTTTGTCTACAGGGATTTTTTGTCCTTCAGGTACTACTGTAGCATCGCCACTGTAAACAAATGCAGGGAAAGTTAAAGTGTCACCTGGTTGTCCTACTAATGTACTGTCAATGTCTGCAAATTGTGCAAATCTCAATTTCTTATCTAATTCTGCTTGCATCATAGGTGCTAATACTTCTGGAACGATTTGTGTACTTTTAGTTGTTGTTCCTTGTGCCATATGTTATAACCTCTTTTCTAATTGTTTATTAGAGCGTCGTATGTTTTTCTATCATTCATAAATAGATCAGTTCTTTCTTCTACGCTCATATTGTTGAACTGTTCTTGTGTTATTCCGCCAGCAACGCTTTTTCCGTCATTCGGCGTACGTCCGCTTGGTTTAGATTGTTCAAACAAATGCTCATTCTCTTTTTTGAACTCACTCATGTAATCGTCTAATCCTTTGACATTTCCATTGTCATCAACTTCTAAATTATCTTTATCGATTAGTTTGATTACTTGTTCAGGTTTAATTGCTTTTTCTTTAGCTAAAGATACTTCGATAGCTTTATTTAACTGAACGTCTTTGAGTTTTTGATCGTAGTTGGCGTTTTGCTCTTTATATTTTTCTAACTCTTGTTTAAGTTCATCGTTATCACCAACATTATTTTTGAGTTCTTCAATTTGATTATCACGATTTCTAATTTCTTCGTTAGCAGTGTCTAATTGTTCTTTTAGTGAATCAACTTTCTCTGCCTTCTCTTTATATGATTGCAAACCTTCATGATGTTCGTCGATAATCTTTTGAATAGCATCTTCTTCGACACCTAAACCACGTAAAAATTCTCTTTTCATTATTACTACTCCTCACATTTTTTATTACGGTGGTCTTTTCCACCATGAGTTTGCACCTTTTAACGCCTTGAGCATGATTTGGGCATAAAAATTGCCAACACATTTAAGTGTTAGCTAGAATAAGTTAAAGTTTGCATTTTCAGCATTTTTCTCATTAATATAACTTCTAATTATTTCTGTATCAGCTTCGTTGCTTATTCCTACCTTTACAACAGGTCTATCGTTCTTTAATTGATTAATTTCTTCGTATAGTTTTTTGATACGTTCTAATTTCTCAATTGCTTCATCAGCATCAACATTAACCTTCACATTAAACTCCATAATCAAGCACCACCTTTCCGTTTCTCTTTCTCCCACTCTCTATAGTTAGTGAAAGGTATTACGCCATCTTCTTTAGTTCTCATAGTTGTAGGTAATTCATCTTCATCTATGTAATAAAGCAACTTACAACGACAGTTAATGTTCTCTTTTGCACTAGCTACACCTACAAACAACTTAGGTGCAGGACCTACACAACCACTAGAATGAAAGTTATCTTCGATATCGACTGAAGTGCCGTCTAAGTGTCTGTGTGTATCACGTGTGCGTGTATCTTTAGTAGAATACCAACGTTTCTTCATATCGAGTCCATTGTCTTTAGCTACCATTGCACTATCTAACCCTGCTTGTGACAATGCACGTCCTGTTTCTGTACGTGCTACTCTTACTGATTGCGCCTTTGCCATCCCTAAGTCATCTCTTAACGCTTTAGCTATCTTAGAGTAGCCCTCGCCACTCATAATACCTTGTGTGATATGCATACGAATACGCTTTAATGTATCATCACGATGTTTCTGTAATGTAGGTACCAGCTTAATAAACTCGATAGGTTGTTCTATAGCTTTCTGTATCGTTTGTGTGGTTGGTATATCAAAACTCATAGACGTTTGACTTGCTACTTCATACAAAAATAGGCTCATCATGTACTTTTCGATATAGACGTTCTGTTGCGACTGTTTGATAGCCTTAGCGACCTCTCTATAGTCTTGTGACAACATCTGTCCTATACGATTAAGTTCTTTGTTGAGCCTGTTGTATTTATTGAATTCAGTCCACGTTACTTGCGGTTCATCTCTATCATACTTTTCGTACATATTCGCAATAATCTGTTTGATTTCTTTCAAACGTTTAGCAAATAGTATTTCGATTTCTTTCTCTGCTTGATTAACCAGTTTGTCGATGTAGTTATCTATGTCATTCTGATTGGTTATCTTCGGATTGTCTTTGTTGTTCGTCATTCAATCCCTCCTCAATGTCAGGGAGTTGTTGATTGAGTTCTATGTTTTCTTGCTCTATTCTTTCCATTTCAGCTACAGGATCTTGTACCCACGAATGATTACCAAGAATAGTTTCTTTAGATAATAACCCTGTAGAATTCATAGCGATTTGAGAGTTTTCTAACTCATTAACCATTACATTGAAGTTGAATGTAATCTCGATGTCTTGCACTCTCACATCTAATCTGTAGAAGTCGATAATGTACTGCAATAGCTCTTGTAATGCAGTAAGTGTTTTGTTCTTCAATTTATTAGCTTTTAAGTCTAAGTTACTGTACATAAATTTAAGTGCAATACCACTTGGGCTATTACCAAACTTATCTTGTTGGAAGTCTACACCTTGTCCAAACTCTATAATGTAATCACGTAACATCTTCGTGTATTCCTTAACAGAATCAATAGGCACTTCTACTTTGATAGTATCTACACCGGAGCCACTTTCCCCTGCAACACTAATTGCTTTATAGTATTTAAGGTTATGCATGAAGTCTTTCATATCTTCACCTTCGTAACCTTTTAAGATATAGATTAACTCTACTGATTCGTCAAAAGTGTTTTGTGTGTCTGATAATCGCTTATCTAACGCGTCTATAATTGTTTTGTACATGAATAAGTCAGATACTTCTTGCGGGTTGTTCTTGAACGGAATGAAAGGAACGCGCCCCCAACTCATCAATTTATTACCTTGATAGTAATGAGGTTGTATATGATCTTCACTACGATAGAAATCAGGAATGAGTTGCCCTTCTTTCAATTCATAGAATGTCACATCATCTTTTGTCCAATACTCAACACGTTCTGCTCCGTCTAATTCATATACACGGATAAACGCTTGCAGTTCATCTCTTTCCTTATTAGTCCAAATAGGTACAGCTTGTTCTGCAGGTACACGAAACGTTTTAAATTCTCCCTCTTCATCTACATAAGGTTGAACCCATTCGATACCTTTATTGCTTGCAGCAGTTAATATATCTACTAATTTGTCATCCCACTTGTGATTAAGTGTGTGTTGTATTTGTTTTAATGCTTTGTCATTATCTACACCAAATGTCACAGGATTAGCAACTGCATAAGCTACTTTCTGGTCTACTAAGTTTTGATGGTAGTTAGTATACATGCGCCAGTCCGGTTTAGTTTCGTCATAGTCGCCGTTCACATCTCTTTTGAAAGGAGCGTCTAATATATCTGGGTGATGATTATAATATCTTTCTCCCATTGTAATATTGTCTATATTCTCTTTATGTTCTCTAACCAAGCGCAATATCATTTCTTCTTGCGTTTCATACTTCGGTTTGATTTGTTCTACCACTTGTTCGTGATATGGTTTGTCCCATGGCCAGTTAATGCTAATCACCTCGTTTACGTAAGTATGCTAAGTTTATTCTGCCTCATGTCACGCTCTAGGGCGTATCTAGTGGCGTCTATCGTATGGTTGTCTTTATCTTCTAATCTTGGTTTAACGTTGCCGTCTTTGTCAGTTTCATAGTCGATATTCTCAAATTCTCTCGCTATATTAGGTGTTCTGTTAGGATCTATCACAATAGCTGTTAAATCATCAAGCCATTGTTCTCCGTGCTCTACACTGTCAGGACCTTTTTTCACACCTTTAATTCTCTTGATACCGTGTTCTTGTTTCAGCTCTGCAATAGACTTCGGTTCAGCGCTATCTGCGTATATCTCATCAGATTGATAACCTCTACGTTTTAACCAGTTAGCAAACTCTCTATTGCTTATTTGTACACCATAGTGTTCATCAACTGCATAGATAATACGTTTCTTCTTATCATAGTGCCAACGTACAAATGCTAGTGGATCAGTAGCATAACCAAAGTCAACTGCATTACGTATATTATCAAATGTCTTGTATAAGTCATCAGGTATCTTCTCTATTTGTAGGTTGTTAAACGGCACAACACCACTACCAATAGCTTCACCCATATATTCCCAACGATAACGTTGTTCGTTACGTTCTTTAGCACTCTCCGCCTCTTGTATAAACTGTTTAGAGATAAAAGGGTTATCTAAGTACGTTGAATGGTGTACGAACGTATTATCCGGTTGGAATGAGCTCTCATATTTTTTGTTAACCCACGATTGTTTTCTCTTAGGTGGGTTATAACTAAAGAAAAACTTGTAAAATAATCCGTCATCTAATTCTCCACGTAACATAGAGTTAGTAATTGTAGTAACTTCATCTTCTGTCTTGAACTCTGCTAACTCCTCTATCCACATGATAGAAAAAGGGAACCGACTATCTTTTAACGACTTTAATCGTTCAGGGTTCTGCGCCCCTCTAAAGATAATCCGATTCCCTCTAGGAACATACGTAATTTCCATTGGCGACACTTTGACTTTGAACAGGTGCGACACCTTTTGTTCTTCTATCGCCCACTTAATTTGCTCAAATACTGATGTAGCTAATGTATTGTCTGTCTTACGTACTACAACTGCATTCATAGGATAACGCATGATTAACTGTGTAATGATGATAGATATGTCAGACGACTTACCACTACCACGTCCACCTTTAGCTACTATGTTAAGCTTCTCTCTATCTTTAGTCGCTTTCCACAAGCTATGAAAGTGTTTAGGTAACAGTTCGGATAGATTAATCGATATCGTCATTGAACTGTACCGTCGCAGTTGTTTCAATTTGTTGCTTGTCTGTCCACATCATATATCGTTTACCTAATAATTCTGCAGCTTTCGTTCTAGCGTTAGTATCTGACCTTTTTTCTAGCTCTTCTACATCCATTTGACCTCTGCCAACCTGAATGGGTATCAACTCTTGGTCTGTTACCTCTCCACGTAATACAGAAGTAAGATATTGAAGTATTTCGTCTTGGTCTGCAATTGCATCTTTTTTCAGTTTTTCCATTCGTTTGTCTATTTCTGCTTTTATTCCCACATTTTCCAACAATTTATGACTACTTGATTTTGCGTATTTCTCACTATAACCAGCCTTGATTGCCGATTGATAAGCAGTGCCTGTCTTAATGTACTCATCAACAAATGTTTGTTGTTTAAGATTCAGTTTCGTCATCGTATATTACCACCTACTCTCACGGTTAAACACCTTTGTTTGACGTATAAAAAAAGACACTGCGTAAACAGTGCCTAATGATTATGTTTTGTTATTTATTTGAGTTTATGTACTCATGTCACATCTCTATGTCACATCAATACATAAAAATAAGTTACCCGTGTGTTCTCACGGATAACTAATTAAGGGAGGAGAAAAATTACATGTCAAGTATTCATATCATCGTATCGGAAGCCGTGTTGTAAGATTCAATAAAACTACCCGCCACTCTGACGGATAGTTAAGCAATCGGATGTGCAACGTCTAATCAAGGACGATAAACACTTATCCAATCACTTCGATATTGAATACCTCACCATAGTGCGAAAGGATAAACACTATGTCTTGTGAGGTAATTCTTACAATATCATAATACACCGATTATAAACGGACTTACACACTTCAAAAGTCCACCTTACACATAACCTATAAATTCTGCCAATCTATTTATCATTGCGTCACGTCGTCTTAATATACTTGTCTTACTTGTTCCGAAGTATTCAGCTATATCTTCCCATTCACTACAACCTATCGGACACTCCCAATATCTCAAACGCATTAAGTCTTGTGTATCTTCATCTGACTCATAAATGAGTTTGTCTACACCTTTTACAATGTTACGTAAGTTGTTATAACGATTGTCACTTAACTTCTTGATTGATTCTCTCTCAATAGGATTGCCTGGTATATTACTTTTGCCTGCGCCTACATTCTCGGGTTCGTGGTTCTCTAACAATTCATACTCTCTTACTTTTAACTCTCGTCTGTAACGCTCTATGTTCTTGATATAATCTTCTAGTTTCTTTATATCGTGTCGTTCAATCGTTATCATACTTACCCTCCATTCCTTTAGTTTCCTTTTTTATTAATTCGCTTTTTGTATTCTTCATACTTTAAATTTTGAAAATCATTACCGCCGTCATATTCATCCATTTTACTTAATATACTTTCTAAAGCTACAATTTCACCGATTTTAACATGGGTACTACGGTCTTTATCGTTTTGCATCATCAAAATTAAACTAAGAACTAGAGTCTTTAATCTAATCCACTTAGATTTATAAAACATCACTTACCCTCCAACTTATCTTTCAAGGTCTTAATTTCATAATCTTTCACTTCTAACTGATGTTTTAGATCATTCTGTTCAAGTATAGAGCCAAATAGTAGTAAAACTAATATAATGATTGCTATTACGCCCCACATTGTTTGACCACCTCTAAATTAGGTTTGTGTTCTAGTACACGTCCGTTAAAACTACATGCATCTTCTTTAGCTGAATATAAATCGTCGTAAGATAAAGCTTCAAATACATTGTCAGTGATTATGCATGTGTTTCCATAACTACCTATATATTTTTTCACTAAATATACTCCTTTTTTTAACTCAACCACGTATTTGCCTATGTTGTTTTTATTATCCTTATTTTTCAACCAAGATACCTCTCTTTCTAAATGTAACTTATCTAATTGCAATCCATGTTTATCTTCCTGTAACTCATTAACTCTTTTCTCTGCTTTAATCCACTTATATATAGCAAAAATACACAGTACTAACACAATTGTTACCGATAAAAAACTTATCCAAATCACTTTAATAACCTCCGTATATGCCATTTAAATGAGCGTGGTCATTCTCGTCGAAGTCCTTAGGCACTTCCACCTCATCATTTGCAGTTAACTTATAATACAACTCTCTACCAATCCATTTACCTAACTCATACATAGCGATAGTAAACCAAATTTTTAATATGCGTTTAATCATTGTAACCCTCCTTTTGTTTACTTAACGCCTCACTCTTACTCTCTGCTTCTACCAACGTCATACGTTCGTTCTCTTTAACTTTGTTAACGTGTCTGTGAACATATCCTGTACTATCTTGTATCTCTGTGATTAAGTATTGTGTCACTTCCCAAGCACCTCTTTTACATTAGTTTCGTATGTTCCAATATTACGTTTTACAAATTCATTATGTGTCTCTGCGATTTTATCTTTCATAACTTGTCTGAATATATTATTAAATTCTTTCTGCGTTTTGCTAGGTATTGTTAAAATTTCATATTCATCTCTTCCTAATGGTAATTTGCAATCAAACTTTATTTTGTTTAGTTGCTTAAATCGTTCTTCCATATACGTAAAGTGCATAGCTAATTCTGCATCAGATAATTCTTTTAATTGTTGTTTAGGCATGTTGAAACTTCCGATAAAATTACTCACTTTATCTACTCCTCGTTACTTCGTTTTACTTCTCGTTACTCTTTGCGAAGTACTCTTTTAATCTCTGCTACTATGTCCTTATCCTTCGAGGTCTGCTTCTTTGATGAATGTTCCATTGATTGTCTTTCCTTTTCTTCCTTTAATCTCATCATATGCAAACTGTAAACACTCCTGTAACGTCATATCATGTTGTTGCGCTAATATGATTAATGTAACGACTGTATCGCCTATACCGTCTTTTAATGCCTCTAAATTACTACGTGATAATGCTGCGCCGACTTCTCCTGCCTCTTCATAAAACTTCAACGCTTGTCTATCCGGATTGCCATTGTGCAAATCTTTATCCTTACTCCATTGTTCTACCTGTTTAATTAATTGATCTACTGTTAATTGATTAGTCATTTATTGTTCCTCCATTTTCTACTAAACTCTTTGAATTACTTTCCACTATTTTGTCGTACAACTCCGCCTTGCGATATACTTCGTTAAGCTCTTTGATTAGTAAACACCCATCGTGTCCTGTAAAAGCTGTAGATGATACTATGCAGCGTTGGATAAACTCTCTATTGTCCATTGCAAGCCTCCAAATCACTTAATAAATTTTGGAACTCATGCGTTCCGTCTAGTTGGTCCATATATTTTAAATCTCGCTTTAATTCGTTTTCACTTACCATTTCGTTAGCTATCTCAAATAAATGATATTGATTGTATGGTGTTATAATTTGATTTACTGAGCGATGTACTTCCACATATTCTTTTAATTTCTTCTCTTTCAACTTTATCCATAAACTTTTATAATCTTTATCTTTCATCGTTTACCTCCAATAATTTCATAGGTTCAAATAAATCATCATATCTTTTGTAGATAACCTCTTTTTGTTTATCATTATCGCCTGGATATTCCACTATCTCTTTTGAGATACTAGCTAAAACTTTTACTATCTCATCAAACGCCTCTGCTTTCTTTTTTGTTTCTGCCATATCATTAATAAGTTCATCACGTTGTTTCTTGTATGAGTCACGTTCATCTCTGAACTTCCACCAATCACTACGCGGATAGCTTTCGTCTAAATCTAAGTCTTTATTCCTGATAAATTCTAATAATTGTTCTTTAGTTATTTCTGCCATTCCTATCCCTCATTCCATTTCGAATTTTCTTTCAATAGCCCTGCATTTCTTAACTCATCATTCAAACTACGTTGCCCGTCCTCGTACCACACATTAGCTAGGTATCTACCAAACACATCACTCTTGTAGGTCTGAACGTATATATCTTTGTTTTCTACACATGATCTAGTTAATGCTGTTGCCTCTTTATAATTCTCTTGTCCTCTCTCTGGCGTATCGACACCTAGCAAACGCACGCGACGTTTAGCATAGGTATCAAAGCCACAGTCCAGTAAAATATCTATCGTATCCCCGTCAACAACATTGGTGCATGTTGCTTTGTATGTGTATAAGTTGTTGATGTCTATCGTGAACACTCCTTAATCTACTAATTTTCCGTTTTCCCATATTCGAGTTATAGTTGAATCATCATTCAACATATAGAAAACTTGCGGTCTATATCTGGTAATAGACAATCTTTCGTTTATGCTAGTGTTATAGAAAACTGAAGTGTGTGGTATATTTTTATCAATAATAACTATTTCTACTAAATTATCAATTTCAGTTTTTTCTGTAACTTCTTTTTCGACTTCTATACGAAAATTAGTTTCAGGGTATATAAAATTTTTATTATCAAACGTAATACTTCCTAAACTACCAACGATAACCTTTGTTGATCCGTCTTTCGCTAAATATTCTTTAGGTTGATAACTTGTGTTTTTGATATGATTTATTAACTCTGCAAAATCAAATTCCTTTGTCACTTTAATTTTAACCATTCATAATGCACTCCTTATTTATTGATTAGGTAATCCGTAACTCATTAACTCGTTATATAATATGTCATCTTGTAATTCACTTATTAAATTGCTTACTTCTTTATGCGTCATAGCTTTTATTTCTTTACGACTATAATCGGTAAGTGACGTTTGTCCTTGCAAACTACAAACGTATTCAACTTGTTTATCTGTTGCCATTCCTTATACACTCCCTGTTCTTTTTAATATCGTTTTCACTAACTTTCATCGTCACTCTGCTTCCTGCTACTTTAACCACAAAGCCTTTGACACCTATCTGTCGTAACTCCTGTTGTATTTCTGTAGGTGTCTTGCCTTGTGCGTTGTATCTGTATCGTTGGGATACCGTATCACTTAGTAGCATTTATTTTGTCCTTAACTTCTTTTTGTTTGTTTAATAATTTAACAAAGTTGATTCCTGCTTTAGTTAAGTTACGATCAGTTGAAGTTAAATTAAGTTTGTTAATACGTACTAATTCTTTACGACTTACCAATGCTATATTTTCTTCGCTACAGTCTGACCTGTTTTGATTCAAATGTATTAAACAATATCCTTTGGGCACAGGTCCGTGCTTTTGTTCCCATAAATAATGTGTGTATTGTTTCCAGCATTCGTTTTTAGAACCTCGTTTTTTGATTTTTATAAACTTATAACCGTCAGTAGTGATTTTTATCGTTCCTAAAGGAAATGTGTTATCGGGCTTTTGTCCTTTCTTAAATTGAGTTTCAGCGCTTCTACCTCTGGAAGGAAAGCTTTTACCTTTGTTCCAAGAAGGCACACCTTTTTTAAACTTACAATCAACCCCACTTCTTATCCTTTTTCTCGAACAAAACCCTTTCATTTTATCTGTAGTAACATCAGTGCCAAACTCCTTATTAAACATTTCTGTCATTTCTTTCTTAGTTTTACCTTTGATGTTATTACGAATATATTTTTCATGCTCATCAGTCCATACATGTCTCATGGCTATTACTCTCCTAACAACCTAGGCATTTCTGATTCTGCGTCTAATTTTTCATCTTTAAACTTTTGTGCTTGCAGCACTAAACTGCCGTTATTAATGATATTTTGAGCCACTTTAGAAACTGCACTAGATCTTTGTAACTCCTCTTTTAATTCATCGCCTTTTAAATCTTCATCGCTTAATCTTTCTAATTGTGCAAATAAATGATTGTTTAAATCTGTCAATGTGTTTCTCATTTTATTACCCCTCCCACTTTTCAAATGCTCTATTTAGGTACCAACGCGCTTTGTCTAAATCTTCTTTTCCGTTCTTACGATTAGCTCGACTGATATACTTAATTGCGTTACCAATCGCAAATGCTAACTCTGGTTTGTAATCTTTAGTAACCTGTTCTATGAAATTTATTACTTCTATTTCTCCATACGTGTAATGCGACGGGTGGTTAACCTTGTCATCTAATGTCTTTTTAGTTCCTTCATTTCCATTAGGTAATGAGTAAAAATCATAACAATCATCAATAGTCCAAGTTCTCCCGTCAGTTGCTTCTACATCAGCAACCCATTTATCTATATCAAAACTTGACTGAACTAAACGATAAACATTTTTTATTTGCACTGTAATTTCAACACCGTTAACTTCTTGGATTCTGATTCTATCGCCTATAATCAAATCTTTAATGCTCATGATCTAACCACCTTTCTAGGGAATATGTCATTCTCCATAAGATGCGCGCACCATTCACCACGAGGGTGTTTTTGAGGCACTGTAAATAAATGTGGTTTCTTACGTTTCAGTTCTTGTAATCTTCGTTGTTTCATTCTCTCTTTATAACTAGCAATTTCGTCCTCTTTAGGTTTCAAACTATCCCACTCACTACGTCTTACTCCAATAGGCGCTTCTATTGCATCTTCGAATTTCCAACCAGAAGCTAATCTTTGTCTTAAGATATCTGAATTGATATCTGCTTCTTTCATTTTCTCTACTACATCTGGTGTAATAGAGAAGTATTTATTTTTAACTCTCATTTTTGTCGCTTCCATTTACTCCACCTCTACCAATTCAATTAGTTTAAAATCTTCGCTCATCAACTCTTTTTCAGGGTTCTTACTGATTAAATCTAAAATGCGCTCTTTTTCTTCTTCTTTCGTAATACGATTATTTATCCATACTGGATATTTACATCTCACTTTGAGTGTTGCTTCAACTTCAATTGTTTCTTCTCTATCAGCCATTCACTCCACTTCCTCTACATTCATGATTATTTTTGGTTCTTCTGCATATTGCTTAAAGCTTTCAATGTGTGCAATTTGGTTATCATCTTTCCATAAGTGATCGTTAGCAGCGTCTAGCACTGTTTTGATTAAATTGTCTATATCTGGTTTCGTACGTTTGTATTGGCCTATCGATATTAACTTTTGATTCTTAGTCCAACTTTTAGGTGGTGCGAAGTAAAAATATATTGATACTTTCAATCTACTGTTCAACATCTTTTTAGGTAATTGACTCTGTATATATGCTTTATGCTTTGTGTAAGACGTTGGCATGTATGTTTGGATAAACTTACCTGCATTCCTAAAACGTGGACGAGGAGAGCCGATAGGTTCCTTATACGTATCATTAAAATTAATCTCTATTTCCATAACTCACCTCAAAATAATAATTCGTTAATTGTCATTTGCTGTTGCAGTTCCTCTTTTCTGAAAAGCTTATGTTTACGTTTCAGTTTTTCTAGTTCATCTTTCGTTACTGTTCCTGAGAATGTGTTTCGAAAATGTATGCCTGCATAGTTACCTAGTTTGAATGTATCTTCTCCTAACGGCGTTACACTGCACATCTTCCAACCGTCAATCTGATATAACGTATATTGTTTTTTAAGTCCGTCGATAAGTCCCATCTGGTTGCCTCCACTTCGTTTCATTCATGATTAACTCTTTCACTTCTTCATAATCGTCAAAGGGTTTAATGGTTCTAGTATCAAGCAGCCTTTTAACTGCCCACCCAGACTCAATTAATATTTTGGCTATGGTCGGATCTTCTTTATAATCCTCTCGATACATAAAACCTAAAAGTTGCTGATACTCATAAACTTTCATCCATAAAACCTCTGCGTTTTCTTGTAGAAATCAAGGTGTGCCACCCCTGTTTCTCCGTCTTTATTTTTAGAAATAATGAATTCAATTTCCGACTTACCTGTAATGTTGTCTTGTTGGTCTTGGTCGTAATAATCGTCACGGTATAAGAAGAAAATCATATTCGCGTCTTGCTCAATTCCTCCTGCTTCTCTTAAATCAGACATCATCGGACGTTTATCACTACGACTTTCTACACCTCTACTTAATTGAGATAGCGCGATAATGATACAATCTGTTTCTTTAGCTATAATTTTTAAATCACGAGAAATCTTTTCAACTTCTAATCGTCTATCACGCTGAGGTACATCTGACTGCATGAGTGTAAGATAATCAATGAATATTACATGAGGTTTGTCTGTTTTTTGAGAAGCAACTTCTCTAACATCTTGTGGTGTCATTTGTGCTTGGTCCTCAATCTTTAAAGAATTACATTTTTTAATTTGATCTATAGCAGACATTACCGATGAAACTTCATCATCGTTCAAACCGTTACCTTGCTTGATTTTAGATAGCGGAATATTTGTTATTGTTGCAACTAATCGCTCAACGATATTGTTACCTCCAGTTTCTAAACTAAAGAACGTTGTAGGGTACCCACGCTGCGCGATATTCCACATCATTGTTAATGCAAGAGAAGTTTTACCTAACGAAGGTCTTGCACCTAATACATTCAACTGACCTGGTTCAAAACCAATGATTTTGTTATCTATAGAAGCAATACCAGTTTTAATAAATTGTTTTGGTTCATCAGATAAAATATTTTCTACAACTTCAGCTAGAAAACTATCAGTAGCGTCTGCTTTTTTTATTGTCATACCTTTTAATTTCTCTAATTCTTCTACCAAATAATTAAAATTTTCTTTACTTGGCATTGATTGATACTCTGTAAGCTTCTCACGAGCCTGTGACAAGACGTATTCTTGTAATAGATTCAATTGGTCGTCCATAAAAAACGCCTTGTCAGTGCCATCTGAGTTGTATAAACGACCTAATCGGTCAGTAGATATAAATTCATTATCATCACGACTTTTAAAGTAGATCTGGTTTACATCGACCTTCCCTTGCTCTAGTGCATACTCAATGAACACTCTTAATTTTTCATCAGTAAACATTTCAGGTTTCAATCTGAATTTACTTAGTAACTCTGGGTTACGCATGAGGTTAGATATAATAGATTCTTCGGTACTCAACACATCAATACTCATCATCTAACCCCCAATCCTCTTTCATCTTTTGCCATTGTTTTCTTAATTGTTGCCTTCTCTCTCTAAACTCTTTATCGTGTTGCATTCTGTATTTATCAGTCTGTTCTTCTGGTATCACTGCGCTTTTCATTTCTGGTGGTTTGCGATCAATAATTTGTGCAATCGTAGGTTTATAACGACTTTCTCTAACATATTTCTTTGTTTTGTGTAGTGTTCTGTCGAAATCCCCATATTGTGTGAGTTGTTCTACCCAAAGGTTGTACTTAATTTTATTGAATTTCATATCGTAGACATTATTTATTAACTCTAATATTTCAATTGCCTCTAGTTCAGTCATTGACATAATGTCTAACCTCCTAATAGTTCCTGTTTCTTCTTAGCTAGGTAATCATCTTCTTTTTTGTTTCTAGGTTTAACTTTAGATATTGCTTTCTCTTTAGTATCGACACCGTCTTTACTCCAGTTTTCTAATACTTTGATAAGGTAGTTAACACCTTTGCTATTTTCTTTGCAGTAATCAGTAGCTACAGTAACGATCTCTAGTTTGTTATCTTTAAAATCCTTTATAGCTTCTTCTAGTTGTTGTGCTTTTAATGGATTTTGTATGATTTCTAAGTTATTACTAATATATTGGAATGATTTTGATGTCTCGTCTGTCACATTATTAGTGTTTTTATTATTAGTTAAATCATTATTAGTACTATTATTATT